ATACTGGCATGATAATTACCTTGAAAAGTTCACTTGTAAGTTAACAGCAGGCTTTAACACTGGCATTTCGTACGCTATCGGGTAGCCTGTTGCATCGTTTTGGTGATCCTTCCCGCCTTTCTTGTCTGGCTCACCGTTTTTATCATAAACCTGTTGTTCTAGGTTGTTGGCCGTTGTTGGACATTTTCTATCGTTAATAAATAATCTGTTCTTGTGAAATGCAGAGTTTACAGCTAACACCCTCTCTTTAACAAATGGATTGGCGGCGTGCGCCCTCACGCTAAATACTGCCTCCAATAAAGCGATGTCTGATTGTGAAGCCCCAACGCTCTTTCTGTTCTTACCTGAAGCATCTGGATATATCGTTATTTGATGCCCAGCAAACCGCTCTTTCAATATCGTTATCATTTCCGGGGTATCGTAACCATCGACCAATTCATCTACTGCGTGCCATTCTTTGCCGCCATTCCGTTTGACATAGATCGTTGCAGCCATCTTGGTGACGTTGAAATCCATTCCCACAAATAATTGCTCGCCCTCTTTGATGATTTCGTTTGATCGGTGCGCCTCCCGGTCATAATTCTGATAAACCGTCCCGCTGGTAAGGTTGACAAATTGGCCGTTCAAATAGGCTTCAATTAGCTGTTCCGGGTAATCTTCCCTTAGTGTGGCGATATAATCATCAGGAAGATTTTTCTCGTTGTCATAGGTGCTGGCTTGAATCAGTCCGTAACTGCCACCCCCGCGCTTAACAAAGCGGTCATGTGTGAACTTGAAACCTTCAGGCGTAGTTGTAACGTCAATACCGTTTCTAAGCCCATCAATTTTATAGCGCATACGGGCAAGAATCTTACGCCAAGAGTTTGTGGCCTTCTCTTGGGTGAGAATATCAATTTCATCAACGAGGGCATGACCAGACTTATAACCGACAATGTTTTCGGGATTGTCCATCGTCCGGCAATGAATCACCCCGTAGTGTTTTCGTCCATAACTAATATGAACCTCGTGATCAGCCAACTTAACCCGGGTATCGAAACCCATTGTATAAGCTACTTCCTCAATGGTTGGATAGAAAACACCTTTGACGATTTTATAAGTTGGAGCGTAATAAGCTGCGTCTATGTTTGGGTGTTGCGCGAAATGATTGATTAGGCCAGTTGATCCTACCCAAGTTTTGCCAGAACCGTAACCAGCCACATAAGCCCTAAACTTATTGGGCATTTTTAGAAATTGGGCTTGAGGGATATTTAGGCTAGGCACTCTTTCTGGCATCCTCAATGGTGAAGTTGATCGCCAGTGGTTTTGCTTTCTCTTCGGCTTCGTTATCGCCGTCCCTATGCCCTAGAACAACCTTTGCCGTCCAGATAGCAAAAGTAGGGTTTACTCTACCCGCCATTGCCCCCTCATAGATGAAAGCCTCTTGGTAATCCTTTGCTCTTTTGTAAGCGTCGAAGAATTCAGGGTTTACAAGGTTATCTTTTTTGTCTTTTTGGTTGGCCCAATTAAGTAAAGTCTCTCTATGAACCCCTAGATTACAGGCGAATCTAGCGAGCGTTGGAAATATACCCTGACTACTGGAACCATCTTCGTTGTATGCGAGCTGTCCGGCTTCAAAATAATCGAGCAATTGCTTCGCGTACTTTTTTTGATACTTAGTCGGCTGTCCTGCATTTGCCATCTGATCCCCCAAGGATAGATTATCTGCCCACAAGACAGAAAGGCTTTGTTTACTCTAATGATATTAGATTGTTTTGTTCTTTGCTAAAACATGATAATGATTGCCCTATGATCAGTGGTGCAAAGTAAGGCAATAGCTCAATACTGAAAACGTCCGAATGCTCTTTTGATGATACAGCGTGATCCTCTTCCTTGTTGTAGTTTCTCACCTTTGGCGATTCGCCAATATAACCAGTAGAACCCATTTCTCCCCAAGGATGAAACGGTAGTTTCCTTGACCACTTTACAGGCTTATCGCTTGGGCTGTGCCATACATCAAGAGAACCCATTGATAGGGCTGGGTCTGCGTCTTTATCTAGGGCTGGGTTGATGTAAACAGCTTTTTCAATTTCTGCTTTAAATTGCTCTGCGGCTTGGTGAATGATCGCGCAACCGTTTGAATGTCCAACCAATATAATCTTATAACCTGATAGCTTTGCATTGGTGCAGGCGATAGAAAGTTTTTTGGCTATTTTCTTGTTTTTCCAATAGGTTTCCCCTACCCCAAAGTGACCATAATCGACCATGATATAGGGAATACGATATGCAGCATAAAACGGCCTTAACTTACCAACCGTTGATCTACCCCAATCCCACACGTTAAACCCGTGGACAAGAATAACTAATATTTTCACATGGTCGAGCCTTATTCAATAACTAGGTAAATTATCACAGAACCCAATGATAAACCCTTGCCCGCCCCAAGTCTAACGCTCCATCCATTAGCTCTATCGGGGTTGTATTCGCTCATTCCAGCCCATATCGGCATCAAAGTTGGGTGTTTTGTCGCTCTCTGGCCCGCAAGCCCCACAATTGAGGCAGGCCGTTTGAAAAAAGAAAGCGCCGTTCTCCCTCTTGCCCATTACTTCGTGGTGAGAAATATTGCTGTCTCCACAAAAGGGACAAGCCAAAAGTCCATCTTCATTAACCTCACTCATATCTATGCCCCTTGTCTATTTGTAAACGAATCTTTGTTAATCTTCTGCGCTTTCAGCCGCTAACGCAGCATAAGCCGCCATATCCTCATAGTCATCGACTACAAATGTCCCGGCAGTTGATCGGGCATACTTCAGCATAACCATAAAACGCCATCCTTGTTCCTCCGTAAGCTCTGTTCCTTCTAGCGCATTAAACGCTGTGATCGTCTTTGCCATTGATCGTTCGCCGCCGGGACAATCGCGCTGCTCTGCCCTGTCCTCGATATGCTGCGCTGATCTTCTCAGCATCTCGCTTGGTGTCATTTATTTATCTCTCTGTATTAGGTAAGAAATTATTTATCTTCGACAGGGAAATATGCCTGTGAGAAGAAATTAAATTTCAAATCCTCCAACTCACCAATCATGTGCTTATCTGGTTGCCCCGCCCATCCAGAACCAACCTCACCATTTCTGTATTTATCTACAAAAAAGATGGAACGCAGTTCGCCAGATTCAGCTTTGTTTAAAAGGTATTTCAGGGTATCAATCGTTTGCTGATCAACTTTGATGGCATGAATGCCCGTAACTTTTTCCATCATTTTCACTCCGGTTAAACTTCCATTTCAAGTTGAATCTCATAACGCTCGCGGTCATCTTCGCTGGAATCTTCAAGGCCTTCAGCCCAGCGATAGAATGCTTCCTCGTTTAATGTCATATTGTCATCCATCAATCTTTCCATCCCTTGTGATTTTCGTTGCTCCAAACGTATTTGAATATTAAGGAATCAAGCGTTTATTTAAATTATTTTATATTTTCCAGTGTATGACCTGACCAATTATCATTTTCAGCCGGAGTTTCCTCACCACCAGTTGCCCAATCTTTGTTGGTTAGATCATCATTGATCGAGGTTTGCTTGGTGCTTGCTGGCCCGCCATTGCCGTCATATCTTGCAACCCACTCAGCCTTGAATCCAGACCAACTATTAGTGGCGCTTATCTCGATGGCTTGCGCTACAGAGATTCCAGCTTTTTGAACTTCTGCCAATATGCCTTTCAGTGCCAGTTCTGAATTCGTCGCTTTTTTATTTCTGCGAACAGCAAGCCAAGTGGTGACGACTTCCTCACTGACACCTAAATCAAGAAGCGCTTTTTTAAAATTGAATACGGGAGCCGCTGTCGGCGATATAGGTTTCTTTTTATCTTTTCTCTTCTCTTCTATTCTCTTCTCTTCTGGTGCAAGAGAATTAAAGTTACTTAAAGTTTCTTTAAGTTCCTTGTTCTGAGTCATCGTATTATCAAGGCGCTTGGCAAGTTTTAAACAGGTGATTGTGTCGCCTGAATGCTCGAAGAGGCCAAGGTTTACCATGTCGATCATTATCTTTTCAACCCGCAGTGTATCTATCTGCAAGTGAAAGCCTAGAACCTCTGCGTCATGCTTTAACTCAAAGGTGATATTGTCGGGTGCAACCCTAGCCGCTATTAGCTCAATGCAATACCAGTAAAGGGCATAGCCATCAGAGCCGTAGCGCATTAGAATTTTCTGAATTTTGTCGTCAGTGTGTGCGTTAGAGTCGTGCTTGAACCACTTCATTTGAACCCCCAGTTTGATTTTTCCCAGTTTAAAAGAACGCGGCAACCCTACTGGGGGAAGGCTGTCCATTGGTGATCAAGCCAATGTAAGCCGCTTAACAAGTATACTTAAACTGTGATTATGTTCAACTAACCTTTGATCGCTCGGCAATTTCTGCCTCGTCATCATGGTAGCTATTGGCTCTTTGTCGAACTGAAAAGAATCCTTCATGTTCCGGGTAGTCTTGCATGAATTTACGGGCATAATGAGAAATCCAGCCATCATCAATTTTGAATTGGCTCTCCTTTTCCTCAACCATTGTTTGCCATCGAATCCGGTGAAAAATACTTTTCGCTGAATAATACTTTCTACAAAGTGTTGCTATTAGCGCATATTTCACAAACAGCACATAAATCTCAGGATTCTCACGACAATGAATCTCAAAGTTTGCTTTTGTCCACTTGCCTTTAAGTGTCATATTCCTCGCCCTCTCGTTCCAAGCCAAATGATTAAAAATATACAGGCTACTGATATGCAGCCGGGTATTAGGTCAGCCATTTTCGCTCTGCTCATCGCTCTCATCAATAACCGTGGTGCAATACATAGCTATAAGCTGATCCCTTTTAAAAGGCTTTTCCGCACTCTTTGTAGGTTGCGCCGTCAGCACGAATAGCCAATAGACCCACAAGTTTTGCGCGTGTCCATTCATTTCCTGTGGCTTTTTCCCTCAATGTGTTTTCTATA